ATAATTATAATCCTCCTAGTTAATTTAGATATCGTCTCTAGGCCGTCGACTATACGCGTCGATATCCAATTATTAATTGTATAGTGTTTTAATTATACCCAAAAAAAAGGGGCGATGCTAGACCGCCCCTTTAATATGATTTTAAGTGTAATTTTTTTAAATTACGCTGCTCCTGGAGTTCCGAAGATTCCTCTAGGGTCAGACCATCCGAAGACGTATCTTTCTCTAGCTTTAAATCTTACGTTACCAGTATCGAAATCACCTTCTATTGCAGTTTTGATAGGTGCTCTAACGAAATGTTTTAGTCCGTTAGGTGCATCCGTCATAATGAACCATGCGTCAGTATCAGCTAAGTAGTGATTCACAAAATAACCTTGTGGAACCATACCTAAGTTTCTTACTGCGTTGATGTCATTATCTGCAGTGCCGGGTCTTAGAGGGGATTTTAAAATCCTGTCTGCTGTAAATTGAACTTCTTTAGGGATAATCATTCTTAACCCTTGAAGCGCAATTTTTAAGCCTCTTTCGTCCACGAACCCTGCAATGTTTATCAATGCCTGTTCTAGTGATGTTTCGGATAAATCAGCTGCAGTCGCCAGTATATTACTGAACGTTCCACCACTTGCTAATGGGTGAGCTGCGCTGCCTAAGACAACACCGTCTCCCCCTGTACCAGATGTGAACATATTATTCAAAATCGTTGCACCCTTCACTTGTTTAGTGTGGGCCATTGATCTTGCCAATGCTCTCGTATATCTAGCTGCTAATCTGTCGTATAGATTATCTTCGATTGCTTCTTCAGTTATAGCAAAAGCAAGAGCCACTGTTTCATTAGTGTATCTTGATGTATAAACTTCTGTTGCATTATCGTAGGTAACCATCGCGCCTTCAGTTTTAGCTGCTGCTCCGGCAAAGCCAGATAGCATTACTTCTTCTTCAAACGCTCGATCAGATGTTTCAGTAGTGAAAATAGCTGCTGCTTCATTATCGTAGCGATTATATTCTAGCCCAAATAGTGCATTCAGGCCAGGTTCTAGTTCTTTAACTAGCTGTGATCGTGATATTGCCATTTATGCTCCTATTATAGACCAGTGCCAGCGCCGGCATAACCGTAAAAATGACGGTTAATTCGACACAATATGTTAGCATTTGCAGCACCAAACTCATCATTATCTGGATTTTGCGATATGTCAATTGCTTGAAGCATATAGCTTGCGTTAGTTCCAGACACTGAGTAGTCGAGCTGCGTTTCNGATATGCCAGTAGTAGTACTTCCTGATACATTCGTTACGCTGAAATTTTTGAAAATATCAGCGAGTGCGAACGCTCCATCCGAGTTTATTTTATAAACTGTTTCCGGTGCATCAATTACATGAGCAATAATATCGCTCGCTACAATTGATCCTGGATAATAGTTTTTAAACGTCGGTTTTTGCGTTGTAGGATCAGTATAGAAACAACCATTAAAAACGCCAACGACAGCATAAGACGTATTTGGAGCGTGTCGTGCAACATATCCCGTTCCAGCTTGCACTGGGATGACCATGTCACCTTGGAATATTGCTGTACCATAATTGCTCGCAATACGATATCTGTTTTGGGCATTAATAAATGGTGAACCATCTAGTAATCTTACTGGGCGTAATCCGAATTTTTGCTCCGTATTAGCCATGTCTATTCTCCTTAATTAAACAAATATCGATGTAGGACTTTTACTAAAAAATTATTTAGGTTTTTGTCCGCCACCAAAAGTTACCCGAGACTGTCGATCAATATTGATCTTCATTCCCGGTTGCTGTTCCTTCATCAAGTTTGAATCCACCGCGTCCATTTGATCGGCTGAAATTCTTTTAAAATATTCAGTGCGCGATTTCACAATCTCTTCTGGTATCCTTGCCAACACAAGGCCACTAACCCCAATCATTCCAACGTATTTGCCATCAGCAACGACAGGATATTCATTAGGTCCAATTTCACTTTTCAGTGTTTCGGCTCTAAGAAATGCCCATCCTTCCCGTAGTTTTTTAGATACATTACCTGCATCTTCAAAACCCATCGACTGGACTCTTATCCATCTATGACAATAGCCCTGTGGCGGCGCTGGTGCGTCGAGACTAGACGGTGGCGCCCAAGGTTGATCTCGTTTATCTTTTGATCTTTCCTCTGACGCGCGTGAGGCCTTCTTTAATTCACTCATGCTTCCTCCTTCACGTATTTAGCGTACTCTTCTAGTGGCACCCCTAATTTTTTAGCAATAACCACCTGTGATTTGGTGAGTCTCACAGTTCTGCGTCCTTGTTGTTTTCTACCTGCAGAGGCCACCGTTTGGACGGGCTTTCGAGGCTCTGATTTTTCTTCTGTAGAGTCAACATTAAATCTATCAGGAAAATAACTTTTCATCTGACGATTTATTTCAGTATAGTACTCCTCACTGTCGACATCAATACCACGACTAGCAATATCATCATGGATACTCCATGCTGCATTCGTCATGACTTTGTCTTTACCAAACCATTCATTGTTACCAGCCCAAGTTCTCGCTTTTTCACTGGGCTGAGGTAATTGATCAGGTAACTGATCTTTACCGGCTTGTGTTTCTTTTTGAACTTTTTCCTCTTTAGCTTTTCTTTCATTCTCAGCTATTTGAAGTCGAGCTTTTTCTTTTTCGACAGCTAATTTTGTCAGCTCATCATTCGCTTCCATAATTTTGTCAGCGTCTTGAGATGTTATAGCGTTTTTTAATTTTCCTTTAACTTGTTCTCGCTGTGAATCCACTCTTGCATCAAATTCTTTCAAGTATTGGACATTCGCAGCATTTGATTGATCTAACGAATGATCATATTTTTGTTGCAACCCTTTGGCGAAATCTAAAGCAGCTTTTTCTCGTCTTTCAGCTTCTCGATAACGATGGGTAAGTTTATCAATTCGTTTTTGAACATTCCCTGATATTTTAGTTAAATCATCGGGGGATGCTGTAGGTTGTGTTTCTACCTTTTCCTCTGGTTTTTCCTCTGGTTTTTCAGGTTCTTCTTCAATAAGAATTTTAGCTTTTTCTTTCTCCTTATCAACATGCTCTGTATAACCTAAATCAACCTCACCTTTATTGAGATCAATTTTTTCTTTTTCATCTTTGTTGGGCTCAGGTTCTTTGACTTCAACATCTGCCGCTTTCACGTCATCTGTGTCTAAATCTACCTGAGGATCTTTTTTATCTTCTGCCATGATTTCTCCTTAATATAAATGAAGAACATCTTCGGGCTGTTTAATCGTTGCCATAACTTCATCATCATTCAAAATACGGTGTTCGCCATATCTCGTTTTAAATCGAGCTCCGGAATAACGTCCATAAATAACAAATTGTCCTTCTTTACACCAAGGACCATTAGGAAACTTTGTTTTATCTTTATAACAAAGATCTCCCATCATAATGACTAAACCCACTACGGTTGTCATTTCGATCATTTCATGAGTCGTATCGGATAAAAGAATTCCACCTTTGGTTTTCTTTTCTCCAGACCAGGGCCTAACTAGCATACGATAACCTACAGGCTTGGGAAGGATTTCAATATAGTCTTTAACTCCTTCTGGAGTCGTAGGAACCGGCTGTCTAGCATTAGAATGAGGATTCGATAAGGGCGCTTGAGTATCAGTGATGATTGTTCGTCCTCCTGATAAGCCCTCAGGTTTGATTATCTTCGTCGTCGCCATCAATATTCTCCTTTTGCAGGTTCTTTAAGTCCTGAAGCAATGCTTCGTTTGCATTGAGTCGACCTCTAGAATACTGTAGTTTCTCTATCGTGTCTACACCATGGCAAATATGCTCTTTGATAGCTTCGATTTCTTTGTTAAGGAGTTTGTATATTTTGTCTAATGTATAAGGATCCAACATTATTTCTTCTTAGGCCCACCATTACGAAATACCTGTGTACCCTTGATGCCAAAAATGCTCGCTACGACGGTAATCCATAAAGTTTGGAACCATATTGGCAGTGAGCCAAAATGATGGAAGAAAAGCTCTACCTTCTGCATCATTACCGGATCATCACTGAAGACTCCCCATGCGAGCACGATGATCGGCGCCGAAATTACCAAAAGGACGAATTCGTCTTTGTAGTCATTGGTTCGGGCTTCTAAAAGTTTGCCCTGGTAAGATTCTTCTCCTCGGGCCATACGTTCTGCATGAAGCAAAGCCGCATCCGACATTGCCAT